GTGCAGAGTCTTTAGCAAAAGCCTCTGCAAAAGTAATAGCAATACAGAAAGACCAAGCAAAAGCAAGGCTAAGAGCATTGGGTCTAGGCGGCGTAGTACTTATGCTGGCTAGTGGGCTTGTAGCAATCGGGACAACCGAGGCTGTAGCACCAGTCAAAGCCGAAGCAATAGAAGTACAAGTAAATAAAAAAGAAGTAGTTCTAAAGAAGTATGAGAACGCTCATACCTTGACCGACCAACAGTTGGTCGAACTGCTCTCGGCAGTCGGTTTCGAAGGTCACGACCTTAAAGAAGCGTGGGCGATTGCTAAGAAAGAATCTAATGGACGTCCCCTTGCCCACAACGGGAACACCAATACAGGTGATAACTCCTACGGCGTATTTCAAGTAAATATGCTTGGCGAACTTGGAGTTGATAGAAGAGAACAATTTGGCTTAAAGTCAAACTCTGACTTGCTGAACCCTGTTGTCAATGCCCAAATTGCTTATCACATGAGCGATGGCGGAGAGAACTGGACAGCATGGAAAGGAACTAACACACCCAAAGTAAAGCAATGGATAAGTAAGTTCCCCGTAAAGCAATAGCAGAAGCGACAGGAGAAGCCCCATCAGAAATGGTGGGGTTTTCTCATTTATGGTAAAGTAAAAGCATTAGCAGAAGGGAAAGCAAATGGGAGCAAAGAAGAACCAAATGAAGATTGATGCCGCATTAGCGGCACGACAAGCAGCACACAAGGGCCCAGGAGGTAAGTTACCTGGCTCTCGTAATAGAAAGAAGACTGGTTACGTGAAGATAGGTGCTATCAACAAGTAATCGCAAGAATAAAATCCCCCTATAGCGCCAGATGTAGGGGGATTTTTTGTATCCTTTACACATGGCTAAAGCAACTTCAAGCGAAATAGCCCACGCTTCAACCGTGGGGACAAGACAAATACTTCCTAACGGAGATGTTGTTTCAACAGCACGTCATCCTAATTCAGCAGACCATGTGATTAGAGTTCGTTATCGCAAAGGTGTTGTTATGGAAGGTACAGTTCATCACGAACCTATTTCAATCGTGACAATGCGCCAAAAGAAAGAAGCAGGAGAAGCCAAAGCAAAAGCAGATAGAAGTTCTGCTAATCAAAAGGCTCAATTAGCGAAGAAGCGCTTACGCACTCCTCCGCCAAAGAACAAGAAGTAATTAAGAGTTATCTTTAATTAACTTTACTTCGCAAGCATCAGTTGTGCAATAAGCCTCACCAATAGCATCAGCAGCCATACCTGCATAAACACCGCTGAAGTCAATAGGGAACAACTTCATTGTGTAGTCTTCATATTCTTGTGCAGTAATCTGTGTGTAAGGCATTTGAGGATAGACGTGATTACCCATAGGCAAGAAAGAGATTGTCTTAAGTTGTCCGTCATACATGTGCAAGACGGGTTCAATGTTCTCCGCTTCTTTTTCTGCGTCAAAAGTAACTGTTACTGATACAGAGTTGTCTGACCAATAGCGTTGAGCAGCAGCAGCAAGTGCTACCTTTTCATAGATAGTTACATCTTTCTCTGCACGCTTTGCGTCAGTCTCCACAGGGAAGAACACAACGCTTGTAGTATCAGGAGATTCAGCAGCAGGTTCAACCCTGTATTGCGCCATTCCAAATAGCGGAAGCATTGGGTCAGAGTTTGCAAAACGAATTGCACGAAGGAAGTGCTTACCACCTGATGCCCAGTGAACTCCAGGAGATTCACCAGCAAGGATTGAAACTGTTCCTGATGGCTTTACTGTTGTGGTCTTAATTGATTCACGAATTCCAAGCCATTCAGAGTAACTAACGTCGTAACCTTTAATCACTCGGTAACCCTCATCCATCCAAGTACGAAGTTGTGACCAACCATTGTTATCTGCAAAGTTTGCTACACCAGAGATTGAAGTTCCAATACGGCGGTTACGTTGCATAATGGCGTTAGTCTCTTGCCAATGAGTAGGGATAAGGGTCACAGTCTTTGCATAGAGATAAGCAAACTTAAGTGTTCTCTTAAAATCTTCTAGTGAGTCGTGGCGATTTAAGTATGTCTCTACCAAAGTACAGCACTCGTAGGACTCAAGTGATTGTTCTGCACAAGGGTTGTAACCTGCAATACGCCAGTCTTTGTTATTGATTGGGTCTGATAGTCGTCCGTATTGGCGAGACACATCCATCCAAATAACTCCAGGCTCACCGTTGCGGGCAATACCATCAATGATTGGTGACAAGTCTTGTCCTACAGATACCTCAACAGAGTTGTTAGACATCCACCCATGCGCCATACGCTCAGGATACTTCTCATAGTTCTTTAGGTTGAGGAAATCCTCATCATCTAAACGTCCCATAAGGAGTTCAGCAGAACGGCGTACGTTGCCAGAGACAACGCATACGCCAATGACGTTTCCAATGTCTGCAATGTCACGACGAGTTAGTTTTTGACCAGCACGACCATCGAACATGCTTCTAATAAAATCGTGTAACTTCTCTAAGGGTTCGTGTCCTGCTGCGGTTCCACCAAAGGTTTTAATTGGCGTACCTGCTGGACGGATTTCTTGGTAATCAAATACTGGAGACTTCGAATCTGGTTTGAGGTAGGCATTGATGAGGGTCGCAACTGACTCAACCCAGCCTTCTCTAGTGTCTGGTATGACATAGGTGTCACCTGTTTGTGGTTCATAAATGTTGAAGTCCTTATCTGCTCCCTTGTCGTCGAAACCAACTCCGACGCCGAGCATTGATGCTTCCATTAGGAAGGCGAATGGTTTGGATGGGTCTGTCTTAGTCATAGAGCCTGTTGATACAAAAGCACAGTTCTGTAGAGCGGCACTGTTGCGCTGTTCATTAACAAGCGGAGTACCCATTACCCATAGTCCACGTCCAGGTGGAGTCCACTTCAAGTTGAAGAGACGGTCAAATGCTTCTTTAGCAGAGGCTGCTGCCTTGGCGTCTGACCAAGGAAGGCGGTTGAGTTTGGCGTGGTCTTTCTGGAGTGAGTACATACCGTTGATGACTCTCTGGCATACGTCCGTCCAAGTCTCCTTAGTACCATCTGCCTTCAGACGAGAATAGGTACGAAGAAAGGTAATCTCCCCTACGGAGTTTCCTCCAGCATCCCTATACCCGAAGGGTGCCTTCTTAACCTTGTAGGACTCCAAGAATTCGTTTGCTAGTTCAAAAGAGAACAACCCCATTTAACGACCACCATTTCTATTTAATTGAATATACCCCTCAATAGGAACGCCTATTGTGACGGAGGGAAACCTACCACGCACTTGTTAACTTCAAATACTTAGAACTGGGTTTCGTGTGGCTAAACTTTCCTCCACCTTGCTCCACCCTGTTCCATTACACTCCACTTACTGTTATCAGATAACTTAATCTTCTATGGATTCAGAAATAATCCTTGTAACAGTATCTTCTCTAAGTGCTTCTGGAAGTTCTTTAAGGGCTTGCGCTCTGTCGCCAAAGATGGCAGACAAGACTCCACCTGAAGATTGACGGCTGGCTGTAATCTGAATGAACTCTTTATTCTGGTCCATCTCATTGATGTTGCCAACTAGTTTTAGAAGACGGTCAATCTCTTGAGAAAGATTAGGGTCTGCATACCCACCATTCATTTCTTCAGCAAAACGCATAAAAGCAACTCTTTGCCCCTGCATTTCAACGATTGTAGTCAAAAGAGATTTCAATTGTTCTTTAGTCTTTACCTCAACTGGGAGGTTAAAAGCACAAGAGTTTGATGGTTTGAAGGCTGGACAATTAGCCGCAACGAAACAAGTGTCGCACTGGCGAAGAGATGTGCTTTGGTTGCTAATGATTGGAACGTCTTTTAGAACGTCTTTACCGTCTTCATCTGTCTCTACAACTGTCTTCATCTTGTACCCAAAAACAGGGAGGTTTTGCATCTCTTCAGGGGCTCTTTGGACTAATTCTGTGGGTTCTTTTTTCCGCATGTCAAGGTCACTGTTATCAGAAAGGTACCCACCCAATTCCCCTAAACCTGATAGTAGTGGGGTATCACTGTTATCAGATACTACGTCCTTTTTACCGCCATCAATGATGTGTAAGTCAGGGGTTTTCTTGTCCATGGATGCCTCTAGTTTCTTGTATGACCAGACTGCCACTCTAGTCGCTTCTAAGGTACTATCTTGGTTAAACGCTAAATAGTCTAGCCCAGCCTTCTCCACTATAGCCTTGTAACGTGGTCGTGCTTGGCTCTTCATCTTCTTTGGGTAACGGTTTAACTTGGTGCCATCCCAAACGATTGTCTCGCCTCGTCGCATGGGCGATAACCATGACAATGTGCTGGCGGTGGTAAATGGTACCTGTCGTAGGTTGTCTGGCTTGGCACAGGCTAGGGCGTGGAACTGGGTGCCAAACTGCCTCTGGTAGCCTCTGGTGACCGCTGAAAGGCTAGTGACAGACTCAATCTCGTCATTGGGTATAACTACGTTTTGGTGGTTTTGGCACAGGCTCTTGAGGGCTGGTAGCCCGTACTCTTCGTGCCAGACTACCCAGAACTTAGGGTCATGTTCGTAGAAGGCTCGTTGCTGTGCCACCCACTCTTGTCCTAGGACTAGGGAGTCAAACTCTATGAAGGCTGCGGCTCGTTCAG